TCACAGATAATCTTGAGAATATATCTTTATACACAATGTTTAGGTATGTTAGATAATCAGCATCCGCTATCTGTCATGTAGTAGTAGATGTTTGATTTCTTGATAGTGCTATGATTGTAGATACATCCATTGGCTAATATGTTCTATATAAAAGTTTCATTCTATGGAGTGAGTCTCCCCACTCCATATATATGAAGCCATTAAGCAGCAATCTTAATCTTAACCATTCTTTCTTTACCTTCTGTGAAAGTTTTCTTTCCATATAGGCAAGATATGATGTAGTAATCAGCCTTTTGTTTTGGTAAAGGTTGTTTTCTAACATCAATGTTCTGTTGCATAACTAAGTCAATAGCTCCTGGTCTACATAACATAGCTGTATATTCTTCAGCCCCAACTGTAATAGTTGTATCAGCTGTAGAAACAGCAACATCACCTGCAGAAGTTAATACTCAAGTACTTCCATCAAGATGTACTCTTCTTCCTTTTAACTTAGCTCTGTCAGAATCTGAAATGTCAACATAAGTTGTTCCAGCTCAAGCAGCACCATTTACAGCAGCAGCCAAGTTAGTTAAAGCAGCAGCATCGTTAGCTCATTTAAGAACTGTTCCAGCTGTTGTAGAAAGAGAAGATACGAATGTGAAGCTAACTCCACCAATAGTAATTTCATCAGTAGCAACTACACTTGAGAAAGATATAGTTCTAGAGTGAGGTACATTGTTAGAAGCATATACATTGTATCCTGCAAAGTTTCCTGCATAACCGTTTTTCAAAGCCAAGTCAGCTAATGAGAATCAGTCTTGTGCAACTGTTTGTCCGATTATAGAAGCTCATTTGTGAGGAATAACTAAAGCCCAAGTTTTGTCCATTTCACATCCATTAGCAGCCAATTTAGCTCCAGCTGTCATAATTGTGTTAAGACAGTTAGATGTAGATAATGAAATAGCATTACCTGGTGTTCCACCAATGTCTCCTGCATCCATAGATACATTAGCATTAGCAACTTCTGCTAATACATTTCCATCAATGTCGTTAGCTAATCTATAAGCAGCCCTTTCAACATAAGAGTTTTCAAGGTCATACTTCATTTGAATCCAATCAACTTCATCGATAGCGAAAGAGATTTCTTTGCTTTGGTCGATGTCAAGATACTCATCAGTTCCGATTAAATCTTGTGGAGTTGTATCAGTATACTTAACATAGTCATTTACGACTAAGTCGTTAGGGTATGGTCTGTGAATTCTATCACCATACTTCAAATCAGGTTGTTCTTCAAAAGAACAAATTTTTACAGCTACGAGAGCATTTTTAGTTAAATATTGAATTCTTCTACTCCATAGCTCAGGCACGAAAGCCGCTACATTGTTTCCCATTTAAAATGTTTGTAATGAAATAAAGGTTTACTTCCTTGACTTCCACCATTCATTGAATTCTGCATCAGTCATTTCCTTAGGGTCTTTTTGAGGCTCTGGGTCCTTTGTAATTCCCTCAACTCCTGGTGCAGTTTGAGTTTGTGAAAGCAATTCAGGTTTGTTTTCGGCTAAATATAATTGGTAAGCAGTTTTGGCATCCATTCCGGAATATTTGGCCTGGATTTTCTTAACTTCTTCCCTGAACTCATTAGCCGTAGAGTTCTTTTCAAAGAATAGCTCTTCCTTTACTCTCTTATCGATGTAGCTATCATCGATTTCATATTGAGCTTTTTCTTTTTCTTGTGCTTTTGCACTTTTAAAGCGAGATTTCCATTTCTCTACATCGGCTTGTGATTTCTCATACAAGGCTTTGTAGTCAATCTCTCATTCCTCTGTTAAAGGAGCATCTACCATTTCTTCTGGCATTTGTTTGTTGGTTAGTAATTAAAGCATCATAACCGTAGCTAAAGTAGATTTGTGTGGCATAAATCTACAAACTGCGATATGTTAGGTTGTTAACCTCTAAAGTTCCCTCTCTTTATGGCTGATGGGTTTCCAAACTGCATTAAACTTCTTGTTTGAACATATCATTTATTAAATCAGCTCTCTCCTGGTCTTCCATTTCTTCTATATCTTCATCTGGATTATAGTTTGGATTTTCTATCATTTCTTGTGGTAGTTTTTCCATTACCCAGTTAAGACATTTAAGTTCGTGCCTTAATAGGTCTGATTGTGTTAGGTTTGTGTCTTTTACATCCATGCAATCTCCATATAGTATCTTACCAGCTATATTTACTTGCCTTTGATGTATAGCTTTCTTGACTTCTTCCCAACCTTTTGACTTTAATAAGTCTTCAATTTTAATCATTTTTTCGTTTGCCATGGCTATCATACATTAGAATCTAAATTGACACTATTTCTAGTGATTAGTTCATCTCTTTGGTCTGGCATTCATTGTGCCATCATTATATTAGCAGCACTATTAGCTACTGCATTTCATCACATAGGCATTTGTGGTTGTTCTTCTCAAAGTTCAAGTAATAACATATTTAGTTTGTCCAATATCTTATCTTTCAAATCTCCATCCTCTGCCTTTTGCATATATAATCGTACTGTATAGAAATCTATATCTGTTCTCTTGAATAAGCTCTTTGGTTCTTCTCATAAGTTAACCATATCTACATATGCTTTAGCTATTCTTTCACTTGCCGTATAACTAAATATTGAATTGATAGTATTTGGCTTTAATCAAGTAGCTCTTAAATATAATCTCTTAAATATTGCTTTATTTACAGGTTTGATTTCTGGGTCCTGTGTGATTATAGGGTATAAAGCCATAAGTGTTGCTTTGTCTTTTTCATTTATAGCATTGATGTCTTCAGTAGCACCAACCATTATATAAGGCATTTGCTTAGTTATGAATTGGTCTTTTTCTAAACTAGCTCAAGTCCATTCAAAATCAGCATTAAGCAATACCCATTTCTTTTCTCCATCCTTAAAGTTCTCAAGGTATCATCTCCATCGTTGGAAATAATAATCTCTATAGAACCATTGCTTAATAGTATTCTTGATAGATAATTGCATATTAGCATTAGCTTGTATTTGCTGACTTTCTGCCTTTGTCATAGACTTATCTGGCATAATTCATTGTTGTAAGCTATCTATTTTTGAGTCATATTTAGCTTCTGTTTCAAGCCAAGACATCATATTCCAAACATCTGTTTTTATTTGGCTTTGTGGCAACTCATACATAGCATTTTGTATTGGTTGTGTTCCTATCTCATTCTCATCAATAAACAATAGCCTTTGGTCAAATGTTTTTTTCTGTAATTCTTCCTTGTTCTTAATAAGCCTACTATTTACTAGGAAATCACCACCTGTTGCTTCCCTTTTAGCTTTCATAAGACTTAAGTTTGCTAATATTGATTTAGCATTCTGTTTGTCTTCTACTTTATCACATATTGATGTTCCAAATGGGTTTCATCTTACTGGGTCATAGTAATTTAATAACACAGGCCAAGGTATTAAAGTCTCATCTAGTTTTTCTTCCTTTGTTACTGGTTTCAATTTCTCCTGGTAGAATATCTCACTCATATCTGCTGATGTAACAAACTTCCATTTCTTACCATCTATAATTGTATAATGTACATAAATATCTAAAGCAAAGTTGTCTTCTATTTGGTCAACTACTATTGGTCAAGTTCCTGCTTTGTTTTGATAAGCTAATCTATTTAAGTTGCTTTCCATATTATATTGTTTAGCAAACCATCTATTGATAGCATCCTTATCATACAAGTCCTTAACATCGTGAATATTTGTTAACATACAGAAACCGTGAAACCTATAATTCTTTCCATCAAATTGTCCTGTTTGTGTTGGCAAGGGGTCTGGAATCCAACTCAATGGGTTTATACATCTCCAAGTGTTTGTAAGTGTATTATGGTCAAAACCCGTTTTGTTCAAAATTCCTACTCCAAAGAATAGGCTATCTTGTTCTACTTGGTATTTAAGTTGTTGTGTAGCTCACTCCCTCTCATCAAATTCTGCTACTGCATTTAAGTTTTGTGCTTCTTCTTCTCCAATCCATCCATTTCTTGATATGAATTTACATTTTACTCCATTAGTGAAGAATGAAGCTATAAGAGTGTCTATATAGTTTCCAACCATATTGATATTGATAATCTTCCCACCATTTTTTGCTTGTGGGTTTCGTTTCATTATTCTGTCCCTATATCTTATTCTGGCTGGTCTTACATAATTTAGTCCTAAAGCATACTCTCTTTGTATTTGTACTAATACTGCTGATTTGTCCATTAGCTATTATGTAATATAAATTCAACTGGTATTATAATCTGAAAAATTCAAATGCAACTAATTTTAATATAGCAAATCATCAAAATTTATTCTAATCACATCTGTTTTTGTTGTCGGTGATGTTGACTTGTTAAGTTCCCAGTACATACGCATCATTATAGCATCAGCATAGTCTGGTGAGTGTCATAATCTTTTCTTCATATCTTCCTTGCTTTCCAACTTAATCTTATTCTCATTATCAACATCCTTAATCAATATATTGTCTAGTTCATTTTCTATTCTCTCTTTAATTTCCCCTGAGGTGTTAATTACGATTTCTCTTTTCTCCATTAAATACTTTAGCTTGAAATAACATTGTGTTTTAAGATTAGCATAATTTCTTAATTCATCCTTTTGTAATATTGGTGAAGAATTATTTACAAAGTTCACACATCCCCTTAATTGGTCTGCTACTCATCATCCAACTCCATCACTATCTATACAAATGTGGCATCTCCTACAATTATAATATTGCTCAAGGTCTTTAATCACATTCACAGTTTGGTCTGTGGTTTTTCCTTGATATGTTCTTACTTCAACTCCTTTTAGTCCTTTCCATACAATTATGATAGTTTTGTCTTCTCATAATCTTGCAACATCGCAGGAAATGTATGTCGTATTATCTTCAACAATATTAGAAGTAAATAAATCTGTAATTTCATCCCATCTAAACAACTTACCTGGCGTATCATCATAGTCAAAATTACCATATAAAAGCCTTTGTTTTGTTATTTCATCACTCCTTTCCAATTGTTCTATATAACTTTGAGAAATGTATGGATTATCTCATACAGTTGCTCTTACAAATTTCCTATAAGGTGGTAAAGTTCCATCCTTTCGTGGCTTATAGTAGTCATTATAAACGTGTCCTTTGTTTGGGTTAAAACATTCAAGAAACTTAGGACATTTATCTACTTCTTCTATTTCCCCCGTATCTTTGTTCTTTAATCTGAAATGATTTTGTCTTCATATTCTGGTTTTTAGCATAGCTATACCTTTTGCATCTACTTCGTTTGCTTCATCTATGAATGCTCCTGTTAGTTCCAAAGAACCAAACCTTGTCCATTCTGTATCTGATGTTTGTGCTGCACAATCAAGCAATAATATTTCACTTCCATTTGGAAATTTAATTGTGTTTGTTTGTCCATTTAATTCTCCCCACCACTCTGGTGGAATATTATAAAACTTCAACATCTTATAATATGTTTCTAATGTTGTTCTCCTTAAGTTTATGAGTTCTTTTCTTCACATTACCCATCTACTTCAAGGCAATTGAACAGCACCAGAAAAAATAGCAACAACTCACAACCAAGATTTTGCTCATCATGCAGCACCTCAAAATCAGATTTCAGTAGTTGTGTCATCTTGCCAATACTTCAAGGCTTCTGCTTGTTTGTCTGTTGGTTTGAATTCTAAAAACATACTACTTCTTTTTGTTAAAAACAATTTTCTTCTTCAAAGGTTTCTCATCAGGTATTTCTACCCCAACCTTTTTCTCAATAACTTCTACTTCCTTTTCTTCTGGAAGCATAGCCATTAGTCATTTTAGCCAATCAATTACTTCAAGGCTTCTCAATTGGTTTTTCCATTCGAGTTCCTTGATTTTTTCTTCGATGGCTTTTCTGATGTCGTTCATTGTTCATCATTAGAAATATAAAAGTTATGTAATTCTGTAATCACTTTTGAAATCTGTATCTTTTGAATATCAGAAAAAGTGCTACAAATTACTTGCAATTGTTTCTCTATTTCTTCCCATTTGTCTGTTCAGAAATATTCCTTAACCATTTCTGGTTTTCCCTTCCTGTGATATTTCACACATTTAACAAGGTCACCTTTAAGATAGTCATATATCTCATTTATTGTCATTTGTGGTACGGTCATCTTTTTTTTCATATAATAGCATCTAAAGCTTCTATTTTGTCTGTAATAAAGTCGTGGAATTCCTGTAAATCAAAGTCCTTGTACTTTGGTATTTTTCATTCTTCCACATCATAATCTTGGAGTGCCATAAATTCACAGAGTACCAATTCGGCATTCTTATACTCTATTTGCTTTATTGATAGCATACTCCTTGCCATTTTTTGTTTGTGAATTTATATAAAACTATTGTTCATCTGGTGATTTCCATACGATGTGAATTCATTCAAACTTCTCCATGTTCAAGTTCTCATTCTTTGAATATGTTGTAGGTAGTCCCATCTCCGTTCTTAAAATCTTTATTATTCTCTCAAGGTCACCAAGATTAGCATCTTTGGCTTCCATTTCTTTCATCTTGTTTATTACCTTAATCACAGCATTAGTCTTCGCTATTGTTAACTGCTCCATTGGTATCTCCAAGTCCCTTGTCATCTTTTTAATTGTGTTTTGTGTAGCATCTGCTAATGCTTTGTTTTTCAAATCTTGTTTTTCTTTGCCCCATCATCTTGTGTTCTTGTTGAAAGTTCAGTTTCGCTTTCATTGTCCATATTTTGACTCAATAAAAACCTTGACTTCATCTATGTCACTATCAAAGAATTCCTGTTTTAATGCTTGTCGATTATGTTTTTGCTTTGCCATTACTTCTTCCATTTAGCAGATAAAATCATTGGAAATGCAAAATTATATAACATCTTATGATGTATTCTTCTATTTACATTTCCCATAGTACAAATCTTACAACAACTTGGTGCTACTATTACTGTATAGAATGACTTAACATAAGTTCATTTGTCTAAATAAATGTCTGTTAGTCATCAAGCATTCTGTTGTGTCAGTCCTTGTATTAGTGCTACCTTTTGTACTGTTAGAAATAAATCTCATTTTACTCCATAATAAGTATAAGTAGTAACATCATCATTCATTGTTCATCTATACCAGAATCTTCTACTTTGGCTTAATAGGAAACTATTCATTACTTTTCTCTTTGGTCATTTTACTAGTGCATTTCCTACTCAACCTATAAAGTCTCCTGCTTGTCCCATAGCTATACTCTTAAATGGTGTCTTCTTATAATATTCCAACATACAATCTAATACATAGTCTAGGTTGTTTATATTCTTTGCCCTTAACTTTCATCCTTGTGGCCATCTGAAATTAAAAGCTGTATAGTCATCATCAAATACCCAGAAATATTCATAGCCACACTCCCTTGCTATATCTCGTATAGCATTCCTTGCATATAATACTGTCTTCATACTTTTAAAGCTATCTACTGTGTCAGTCTTCTCCCAATATTCTTCCTTGTTGAATACCTTTACGGAGTTTCCGTACTTCTCCTTGTATTGCAAAAGACTCACATCGTCATCACTACATACGATGAATATTTCCCCAGTATATCAATGCTTGCGTAAAGCATCTACAGTTTTAACATTATCAGACCTACCATAACTTGGTATGAAAATGGCATACTCTCTTTTTTTAGTCTTCATCTTCATTTATTTCTCATCTAAATTGGTTTAGCAATAGTGTGTATCAATCTTCTATTGCCTTATCAAAATCAATAATTACGAGTGCATTGTCTTCAAATAGTTCTTGTATCTCCTTGGGTGCATTGGAATAATATTCAGCTATCTTTTTATAGTTGAATTGTATGTGTCTTGTGCTTGCTTTAAGTAAGAAGTCCTTAATGTCATCTGGTAGCTTGGCATCATTTATCTTGTCTATTAGTTCCTTGTACTTATCTGTGTTAATCATTTCATCTATCTCTACTTTTTCTCCTGTTGGTTCATAAATTGGTGTATCTGT